GTCGTTCATGCTGGACTGTTGAGGAAGGAAAAGCATTGGTTGGTATTGATGCCTCTGGTCTTGAGTTGAGGATGCTAGCTCATTATATGCAGGATGATGACTATACCAATGAGATATTAACAGGCGACATTCACACAAAGAATATGCAAGCAGCAGGGCTAACTAATAGGGATCAAGCTAAGACGTTTATCTATGCGTTCCTGTATGGTGCTGGACCAGCTAAGATAGGATCTATTGTAGGGGGTGGTGAACGTGAAGGTAAGCAGCTCATAGACAGCTTTCTAGCAAACACTCCAGCCTTAAAAGAACTAAGAAGGAAGGTAGACAAGTTTGCTCAGAAAGGCTCACTACCTGGGCTTGATGGTAGACGCTTAAAAGTAAGATCACAACACGCAGCACTGAACACTTTGCTGCAAGGTGCAGGTGCAATAGTTATGAAAAAAGCATTGGAATTATTGCATAAGAAGTTAAATTGTGGTATAATATCTGGCTCGTTTGTTGCTAATGTTCATGACGAATGGCAGATAGAAACTACGAAAGAACTTGCTGAATCTGTAGGTCAAGCTGGAATACAGGCAATTCAGGAAGCAGGTCAATCGCTCGGGCTACGCTGCCCACTCGACGGTGACTTTAAAATTGGTACTAATTGGGCAGAAACACACTAAGGAGAAACTTATGGCAACTTTAGATTTAAGTCCTTTCAAAGTAAAAGCAGACATCATGTGGGCTTCATTAGATACACCCAACAAAGTGTCTGAGCGTTATCAAGTCAACCTCTGTAATCTCTCTAATGAAGCTATTAAGAGAATAGAGAAAGCTGGCATCCCTGTCAAGAAGAAAGATGGACAAGGCTTTTTTATTGTAGCTAAGTCCAAAGAGTATCCTATCACGACTGTGATGTCTGACGGCTCTCCAGTGACTTGTAAGGTGGCTAATGGCTCGAAAGGTGTAGCTATTATCAATCCGTATAAGTACACGTTCAGAGGTAAGGATGGTGTCTCTCCTGGGATTAAGAAACTAATTGTTACTGATCTCATTGAGTACACTGGTTCTGAGGCTGAAGAGGACAGTCTAGAAGCCTTGTAACTGTGTCAAAGTCAATGAATAATGCTACTGCACTCATTGACGGAGATATACTTGTCTATCGTATAGGTTTCTCTGTTGATGATCCAGAAGATGAGAAGTTCGCTCTCTCACGCATGGGACATTTTATCGAGGGTCTTATTGAACTTGATGGAATAGAATCTTATGTTGGATTCATCACAGGGAAGTCTAATTACAGAGACAAGATTGCTACAGAAAGTGCTTACAAAGGGAATCGTGAGAAAGCTAGAAAGCCTATTCATTACGATTCCCTGCGTGAGTACCTCATGAGCAAGTGGTATTTTAAACTTATAGAAGGTCAAGAAGCTGACGATGCAATAGGAATTGAAGCGTATAAACTGCCTGAAGATACTTATTGCATTATGTCAATAGATAAAGACCTAAATATGTTAAAAGGATGGCACTATAATTTCGTCAAAGGTGATCTGTATTATGTTAATGAACAGGAGGCTATTAAGAACTTTTACACTCAAATCCTAACAGGTGACAGAGTTGACAACATCCCAGGATTGAAAGGTATTGGACCCAAGAAGGCAGAGAAGATACTAAAAGACTGTGATGATGAGCAACAACTTTTTGAAACTGTGTTAGATAAATATGAAGGTGATCTTGATAAACTAACAGAACGAGCGAGGTTATTGTGGATAAGAAGACAAGAGAATCAGCTTTGGAAACCGCCAAGCACTTCACAATAGGCTATGTTCAATGGGTTGACGCTCTATCTGATTCTGGATGGGAAACAGCAGCAAAAGTAGATGTTCATCCATGTCTCAGTATAGGGTTTATTGTTGATGAAACAGACGATGCTATATGCCTAGCAGCAGCTCTGTCTTATGAACAATCCAACTCAAGAATACATATACCTAAAGGATGGATCAAGAGCATTAAACGAGTAACACTTGATAAATTCTTAACTATTGGGAGAAAGCCATTAAAACGCAAAGTGCCAAAGCTAAAGGAAGAAAGCTCCAACAATGGTTCAGAGATCAACTCATCGACAGATTTTCCTTTTCCAAGGACGATGTAAGATCAACCAGTATGGGAGCTGGTGGCGAGGACATTCTGTTTTCTCAAGCTGCTGGAGATCAACTAGGAATATCAGTTGAGTGTAAGTCTAGGGATAGCATAGCTGTGTATAACTTTTATGCACAGGCTGTGGATAACTGTCCTGAAGACAGACAGCCAGTAGTTATAATAAAGCAGAATCACTCACAACCACTAGCAGTTATTGATGCAGTATATTTTATTAACTTACTTGAGGGGAACAAATGAGACATTTGGTAATTCCTGACACTCAATGCAAACCTGGTAACTCATTTGAGCATTTAGAATGGGCAGGTAAGTACGCAGTTAAAACTAAACCTGATGTCATAATTCATCTAGGAGACCATTGGGATATGCCTAGTTTGAGTATCTATGATGTTGGTAAGAAGTCGTTTGAAGGTAGGACATACAATGAAGATATCAAAGCTGGTAACTTAGCGATGGATACTTTCATGAAGCCTATCATTGCAGAACAAGCTAAACAAAGAAGAGACAAGAAGAAACTGTGGAAACCTAAAAAGATATTTTTGATAGGAAACCATGAGCAACGTATCCAAAGAGCTATTGAGTCAGATAGAAAGCTAGACGGTTTAGTAGGATACGGAGACTTTAATCTCAAGAAGTATGGTTGGGAGGTTCACGACTTTTTAGATGTTGCTGTTGTCAACGGTATTGCTTACAGTCACTACTTTACATCTGGTATTATGGGTAGACCAGTTAGCAATCCATCTTTGTTGTTACAGAAGAAGCACATGAGTTGTATCATGGGTCACGTTCAGGATCGAGCTATAGCATTTAGTAAGAAAGCTGATGGAGCTAGAATCACTGGTCTCTTTGCTGGAATCTTTTATCAGCATGATGAGGAGTATTTGAATCCTCAGACTAATGGTTCATGGTCTGGTGTGTGGATGCTGAATGAAGTAATTGATGGTAGCTTTGATGAAATGCCTGTATCTATTAACTATTTAAGGAAACAATATGACAACAGTGAACGAGATCCTGTCTGAGCGAGAACAACAATACGGACAATACATTATGGTTAGCACGATAGCGCAAGGTATTAAAAAGATAATGCGTGAATCGCCTAACTACAAAATGATGCCTGTCTATATGCAAGAAAGCCTAGATATGATTGCCAACAAGTTAGCAAGAATACTCAACGGTAATTACTATCACATGGATTCTTGGAACGATATTGCAGGATACGCTGGGCTTGTAGTAATGACAGAAGAAGACGAGGGGAACAACGCATGACCTTAACGATACCTGAATTGATTGAACGGTTGGCTACGTTTGATGAGGTTGACTTGATTGAATTGTTAAATCTCACATCTTATGATATACTAAACAGGTGTGAAGATTTAGTTGAAGATAATTATGACAAATTAATAAGGGAGGTAATATGATGGACTTTTATCAACAATATATTGCAAAGTCTAGATACTCCAGATTCCTAGATAACGAACAAAGAAGGGAAGACTGGCATGAGACTGTAGACAGATACATGGACTTTATGTCTAATCATCTACAGTCTAAGCATGACTACAAGATACCTATGGAGACTGACTCAGAGCTTCGTGAGGCGATCAAGAACATGGAGGTAGTACCCTCTATGCGTAGCATCATGACTGCTGGTAAAGCCCTTGAGAGGGACAACACAGCAGGTTATAACTGTAGTTATCTACCTGTTGATGATCCTAAAGCGTTTGATGAGGCGATGTACATCCTCTTGTGTGGCACAGGTGTAGGGTTTAGCGTTGAGAACAAGTATGTAAGTAAACTACCAGAAGTACCTGAGAAGATGTTTGACAGTGCTACGACTATTGTTGTGTCTGACAGTAAAGAAGGATGGGCTAAGGCTTTACGTCAGCTTATAGCATTGTTGTATTCTGGTGAAGTAGCTAAATGGAATACTGATAAGATCAGACCAGCAGGTGCTAGACTTAAGACCTTTGGTGGTAGGGCTAGTGGACCAGCACCATTGAACGAACTGTTTGAGTTTGTTGTTCGTAAGTTCAAGTGTGCAGCAGGACGTAAACTCAGTACACTAGAGTGTCACGACATCATGTGTAAAGTAGCTGAGGTTGTAGTGGTAGGCGGTGTGCGTAGATCAGCTATGATTAGTCTATCTGATCTTGATGATGACAAGATGCGCCACGCTAAGACTGGTCAGTGGTGGACAGAGAACCCACAACGTGCATTGGCTAACAACTCTGCGGTATACAATGAGAAGCCTGACGTTGGTCAGTTCTTAAACGAGTGGACTAGTTTGTATCAAAGTCACAGTGGTGAGCGTGGTATCTTTAATCGTGAAGCAGCAGTTAAACAAGCAGCTAAGAATGGGAGACGAGATGCTAACCAGGAGTTTGGCACTAATCCTTGTTCTGAAATTATACTCAGACCTTACCAATTCTGTAATCTTTCAGAGGTTGTTGTTCGAGAGGGAGACA